GGCTTACGTTATTCCCAATGAGACCACGACCCCCATTTGTTTAAAAAAGCATGAAAAAATACTTGACAAATAATCGGGTGTGTGTGTGGTATTATAATTATAGAAACAAAGATAACGCATAAAATAAGGAGGAATAAAAATGGTAGAATCAAGATTATATAAATTAGCATACGAGGCATTATTAAATCAATGGGCTAAAGCATACGATTTTTCGAAAAAGTATCCAGAAAGTGAATATGCATATATTAAAGAAAAGGAGTTAGAGCAGGAGTTAGAAGAACTAAGGCGAGAAATGATAGATAAAAATATTAATTAAGGAGGAATAAAAATAAAACCCCTCAATTGTAGGAGGGGTTTTTATATCGCACCATTATTATCTTGGAATGCCATACACACCTAGTACAGCAATTGCGTCTAATGATGGGTGACCGTCACTGAAACTGTGGTCCATAGCATTAGTTAAAATTGTGATGTGTGTATCATCACTAACAGTTATTTTAATTGAAATAGTAACAACAGTGTTAGAAGAACCTGCCGATATAACCTGCTGACAACCTACGTATTTCTTTTTATCATTTCTGAGAGGGAAAACAGGCGTAATGCCCTCGTTTGTTTCGATGTATAAAAATCTATAATTGGTTAAACTGTCATTTAATGTGATAGGTGAATTTTTACTTGTACCTGTCCACAACGTTACATCTTTATTGACATTATCAGCTTTTGCACTCGCATTATTTGCTGTTAAAAGTGCGCTGTTAGCTGTCTGTTGCGCGTTTTCAGCTTTTTGAACGCCGTCTGCAGCTGTATTCTGTGCAGTTTTAACACTATCTTTTAAACCTTTTACATCGCCCTGTAATGTTGTAATGCTTTCTGTATGTGCTGACACTGTTTTTTCTACCTCGCTAACTCTAGCAATTGCACTTCCTGCGTTCTGTGAAGCTGTGGTAGCTTTGTCCTCTACACCGTGAATCCCTGCATCAATTTTAGACATATCGGAGTTGTAGTCTCCTAAGTATGTCGGTTTGTCAGTACCAATATACTGACTTAAGTCATAATAATTTGTTTTGTTTGTTGAACTCATGTTTTGTCCTCCTTAATTATAATCTTAACGCTGTTTTGGCATTACTATCGAATGTGTAAGCGCTTAACGCCTTAGCTTCAAATCCTGTTACAGTCAATAATAAACCATCAAATTCACTAGCTGTAATAGGATTGTTAAAATGTAAATCTGCTAGTTTGTAAATAACATCTTGATAGAATACATATTTACCAGTGAAAGGGTCATGCATATATAAGTTGCTATCAACACGAAATCTTTTTGCCCCGTATAAATCAAACTCTGTGCAACTAAGTAACAAGTTATCGAATTCAGTGCAAGTTAAATTTAATGAATCAAATTCATTACACGTTAAAGCATAATACCGTAGATTATCATACATATCAGCTAACGCTTGGTTTAAGCTTGTATAATAACCCTTTACAGGGTTAAGTACCTCCATATTGTTAGGGACATAATTATTAATATAATCATAAAGTTTTTTGACTTCTCCGTCAATATGTTCTCGCGTCTCAGCATTTAAGTCATAAATCAAAATATTTAAAGCACTTATTTTTTCAAGTAGATTTGTTTGAACTTTATTTATTTTTTCATCAAGTTCAGTATCTTTTTTATTCATATCATCTCGGATATTTTTTTCTACTTCTGCGATGTGCTTATAGATATCAGTGTTAAGACCATCAATATAGGCTTTCAATCCTGCAATTTTTTCATCTGTATACTGCTTATATGCGTCTGTAAAGCCGTTAATTGCGTCAATACACTCATTCACTTTATAGCCGATATAACATAAACACTCGTAATAGCTTTGTTTATTACTGTACGCGCTAGGTATATCGCAACAAAGTAAAGGAACTAAAGGCTTTAATTCATTTGCCATATATCTCACCCCCCTTTTTTACCAAATTTTCATGAATAAATCGCGACAAGCTTCTACAAGTTCTCTGTTGATATTTTGAATTTGCTCACGATATTCTGCTATTGCTTCGCTTGTTGATTTTCCTCTCAATCCTATCTCTTTTGTGTCTCTGTCTCTTTTGCTGTCTTTGTTGTCGTTTCCTGCATGGTTATTGTTTGCCGTTGTCGTAGTGTTATTGATGGTTTCTCCCCTGCTCATAGCACTTGCATAATCTTGTGTTGCTACGGTAACTTGTGGGTTATCACTATCAATATTTTGATAATTTTGGTTGTTTTTTACTTCGCTTTGTCCTGCATCTGTTGAATTAGTTGTTGTTTTTTCGTTTTCTTTTTCTGCTTCTGTTATTGTTATATTTACATTTGTAAAAGGGTTATCATTTTGAATCGCGTTATACAATTTTGTATAATATGGAGTAAGTTCATGCATTTTTGCCATAAAAGCTGTTTTCCACATTCCTAGAGTTTCAAAGCCTATATAATTATTCCAATACCTAAGTAAAAAGTATACCTTAAAAGTATACAAGTCTTTCCTATCCTCAGAATAAAAAGGAAAATCAAAGTCAAAGAATTTGCTCTGTGTTTTATCAATGATTCTTTGAACAGATAAATCCATGCTCCATAATTCTTGTGGTGGGATAAAGCTTTCACAAATATCTTTTATAGTTGTAGTGTATTTACTCAATCTCGTCACCCTCTTTCCCTTTTTGCATATATTTTTCGGGTATATATCCGTTAATCATGGTCGGCAACTCGCTATTGAAATCAACGGACACATTGAGTCCCCATAATTCGTTAATAGCGTTCGCACATCTTCTTCTTAATGTCAGTCCAACATTTCTATTGGCTTCAATCTGTCCGTTGTTTCCTGCTGTCTCACCAGTTACAAGGCGCTCTCCTTTTTCTACTGGGTTACTTTCATATCCTAAAGATGTTAGCACTTGTGACCATAAATCTCTCAATTCTTGTTCACATTTATCAACAATGTAAGGTGCGCCCATGTTCAAAGCTTTAATATCTTTTAAGTTTAACGAATCGGAAAGTTTTAGAATAGGTAAATAGTTGTCGTATTCTTCGCCTACAACTTCAAAGCTCAGTTTTTCGTTGTCTGATGAGGAAAGTGCAACAGGTGTACGCTGTGCATACATATTAATTCCTTTTGTTTTCCAAGTATTCGCCATACTGTCAGCGTACATTAAAGCTTTGTAGTAGTACGGCATTGTTGAGTAATTGTTCCATAATATACAACTATTTTCTTTACCGTATTCCTCTATATAGCCATTAGCTGTGTAAGCAATTCTATCTTGAGGAATATTGTAAATATCGGGCAAACCCGATAATGCAACTTTCATAAAAGCGTATCCTGCGATATCGTCTTTGATGAATACACCAAGTCCATGCCAAAATAGTGTTTGTTCAATGTACATTGGTAAAATTTCTTCAGGCAAGTTATGCCATTGATACCGATTTACAAATATATCGAAAATGTCATAGAAATAAATTGTTTTGATTGTTTCAAAATCATCAATGATTTTTTTATTCTTACATTTTTCAAAAACTCTTAAAGGGTTTCGCATAATATCACCTCCTTAATCGTTGGATAGACCATAGTTCCCTATATCATCAGTATGCCACAAAGTCACACCGTTGTCAAATATATTTCTCAATTTTTTCAACTGGTCTAATTCAATATTACCCGTGAATCCGCAATGAGAGGTTTTCACATAATTCCAATAGTGTCTCGAATGTAAATAAGGGGTAGTAATCTTATTAATAGGGTAACCAAATTGCTCAAAAAAGCTATCTGCCATTTCCGCAAATTGTTTTTTACAGGACATTTCATAGAAATCAACACCGCATTCTTTGATTCCAGTCAACACATTTTCTGATAATGCTTTGCCATGTGTAACTCCTGCGTTCCTTGCCCTGTCTGTCTGATTCGCTAACATTCCAAGCGCGTCCCAAAAAGCGTTTGTTGTTTTGCCAAGACCGCTAAGACCTCCTTGTAAACTTCCACCTGCCAAGCCTGCTATAGCTGTGCCTGTTCCTATGGTAGCATCTACGGCGGTGTGAACTTGTGATAGAGCTATAGAACTTTTGTTTTGCGCGAGCCATGCGCGATAAGTGTCAGAGGAAAAAGAACACATAGGAAATGAGGAGTTAATAAGAGCTTCGTTCATTAATCCGTGTCCTAGTTCTTCGCGTGTTTTATAATTTTTAGGTGCTGTCAAAACTTGCGGTAATGTTGCTATTGTTCCGTAGCTTTCGAACTCAAGAGATTTATCTCGGTTATAACTGTATTCATATCTGTAAATATGTGTATTACCTTGGTTGTTGTCAGCTAAGCAAAATAACCATGGATAAGAATATAACTTTTTGTTCTTCGGTTTATAGCCCTCAAAAACGTTGTCGGAAATTTGCATGGACGTTATTTTTGGTTTTATCTCTTTTCCTCCCAATGCAAGTGTACATAATTTAGGAGACATGAACAATCCTATTACTGCATCTTGCGCGCCTTGGGTATTATAATCTTCTAACAGTGTATTAATTCCTTTTAGACCATCATCTGTAGTTACGTCATAATGACCAATACTACCCCAACAATAAACGCCATTTTCCACCCGACCCTCAAACCAACTCTGTTCGGATGTTCCTCTTGTTACAAAAGCACAACATTCCGTCGGTGTTAAGTCTAGTTTTTTATGACGTGATACGATTGTTTCACCTGTTTCGATATTTACGGGTGTTATATTTACCCCTATCCCGTCAGCACTTCTTGGGATATGGTGATATTCTACAAAGCATGGCTTAATATTTGCGCTATAAAAATTGTTCTGAAAAACGTCTAAAGAGAAGTTAATTCTAGTTGTTTTTTCTGATAACCATTCGATAGAGTCAATAAAGCAAAATACCCATTCATTAGAAATACCACTATTCTGGAAAGCTAAATAATTTAGATTAAGTGCTTTCATTTCTGTGAAAGGTACACGAATATCATAACTCCCGACCTTTATAGGGGCAAGATGTGATAAATCAATACCGTTAATGCGTTTACGATATAACTCTAAATGGTTCAATAAATCATCTTTTGAGTTATACAGTCTAACGTGTTCATATTCATCAGACCATGGCACTCCGCTATATAATCTCAATTTTGTTTCGGGGTCGCGTGGTGCGACCCCTCCCTGTACTGGTAAATTTATCATAGATAAATACCTCCGTTAAATTTACGCTTTTGTGAAACTAGCTGTTTTTGTGATAGTCTCATTAGGTCTGTAAATTGCCTTTAACACAATTGTTCCCGTCTCGTCCGCTCCCGTGTGTAAGAGATGTGTACCGGGGATTACATACGTCTTAGCTGAGGTAGCACCGCTGTCTACTTCAAGAGTAACTAAATTCTGATGATATGTTCCTGTTCCACCTGTGACAGTGACCTCTACTTCCTGTGTCTGTCCTGCTGTGTAAGTTCCTGCCTTAACACTAAGAGTCGGTGCATCAACAACCGTATCTGTTGTAAATACACGAATCGGATAGAACGGACTTGCGCTTACCATTTCCACCTGTGTATAGAAGTAGTTCCAAGATAAGACATTCGCAAGTCGTTGGTCTGTCATGTCCTTGAACTGGTCGCGCACGTTGAAGAATCGCACATCACAAAGAACTCCCTGTATTGCGTCATTGGCAAATTTGTCTACAATGACCGTCTGAACTGCTACGTCTGCCTTGTCCATATGGAACGCATATGCTAATGCGTCAACGCTAATCTGAGCATTAACTTCAGGCGTTGTAATCCAAATAAGGTTGGTAGGCATAGCATGAGAAGTCGCCCCTGCTGGGTTGTTTTCAGGCAACGGAAAACCAAACTCGCCAACTGCTCTTTTTACTTCAATCAGTAATTTTTTCGCCGATGCTTCATCGACAATCGCGTCAACGGTCACTGCTGGAAGCACCTCTTTTTCATAGCCAACATTAATCAAATCACGCATAGCAAGATATTCGTCCCAGTTCGCACCTGTGATAGCACTCTCCATTTTTGCCATAATCATATCACGGATTCCATATTCGCTTGTAAAAGCTTTTCTCAGATTGTCGTAAGTAACAGTAACAGGATACTGAATTTCAAGATTGACATTGTGAAACACGCTCATGATGTAAGACTGATACTGCTGAAATGCAAATTTAAAATCTGCTTGTGAATCATAGACACGTCCTTTGCACATATTCACGTATGTCTCTTCATGCGTTTCACCGTAACGCATAGGCTCTTTTTTGAACCGCGCTAACGGGTTTCTCCACGCGATGCTGTCCACGGTCTGCATACCAATACGATTAATTAATGATGGTACAATTTCATTTCTAACAGGGGCATAATTCAGAATATTATCATAAACACTCTGTAAATTGTCTGAAACTTCCACAGGTAAATGATTCTGCACCTCAAAAGAAAGTTCCTGTCTTATCGCTTTTAAAATATTTTTATTTGTTGCATCTGCCATTTATAATAGCACCTCCTTTTATTCTGTCTTACCATCAAAGTCCAAATCTTCAACGGTAATTTTTTCTTCTTTTTCATCTTTCTTTTCTTCACCACCTGCGTTAGTAGCAGATTCTTTCATGCGCTCCTTAAAGCGTTTTTTGTACTCGGTTTCGAGTTTAGTATACTTATCTTTCCATTCGCTGTCCGTTTCGTCACTTCTTTCACTATCGTAGTTCTGCAAGAATTCAATAGCGTCTCCGTGTTCCTCTACGTCTGCCACGGCATCAATTAATTCGTCTAAAGCTTCTGTAAATTCCATATAATATTTTACCTCCTTATATTTGGTGTCACCCTTTTACAAATTTTATTATATCACCACGGAAAGAAAAAGTAAAGAGGCATTTTTGTTTTTCTTGAATGTGGGTGGATTGGGTAGGGTGATAATGTCTGCAAATATGCATACCATTTTAGCGCGTTCTTTTTCCGCTCCTCTTCTTTTTCTACTCCTGCACGCTCGAAATTTTTTAGAAATACTGACGCGAGATAATCAGGTTCTTTTGTGGACTTTCTAAACTCTTCCCACGATATCGGATATTTCGTGGTCTCAATCCACTGTCCACTACTTACTGTTTCTTCATCGAGCCAAACACATTGATAGTAACCGTCTGTGATATCATACCCGTGAGCGTTCGCCCAGTCTGTGTAGACTGTGGCTGGAGTCCATTGTACAAGTCCATAACCACCGTTATAGTTTCCCTCTTTTAGTGACTGCCATAATTCGGGATTGATATTGGATTCTATCTCCATATTACCTAACATTCCTGCAATAGCGTTCAAAGTGAAATCTTTAAAAAACATTGTGCTATAGAATACATAAGCGTTGTTTTTCATTTCATCTTCTGTGAGATAACGGTTTCCGTGAATCCATTCAAGGGGCATTCCTGCACTGTCACCATATCTATATATCTTTGTCCAAGCGGACGGTTTCGACACATGGGAATTAATACTTACTTGTTCGGGCAATGGATAACGCCCACTGTGCGCTCCCATGGTGACACCTCCACCTCCAACACCATTTCCGCTATATACCATTTCCGTGTGACCGCTACGCCAAACAATGTCCCCTGCCTGCCACGCTTCATTAATGCTGATTTCTTTAAACCCTGCCTGTAATAGATAGCCCTCCTCGGTTCTTGTCGTGAACCATGGGTTCGGTGAGAAAAATCCTGCTTCTGTTAGCGCTTTTGATATAAAAGAACTGCAATCATAATAAGTAATGCCGTTCACGGTCTGCCCTCTTCGGTATTGCTGTGAATAGCCAATATTAGGGGCATTGCACGCATTGACCGCCCATTGATACGCTACATTAATATTTGGCATTTTTTTACTACCCCCCTTAAAATGTTTCACGTGAAACATTTTTTGCTTCACGTGAATAGAAATTATAACATATATAGCATATCTTTTGCGTAGACAAATCCACTACCACAAGCGCGTGCAAGACCTCCGCCAAATGTTCCCGGACATTCGACACCGTTCGGGTCTTTTCCTTGCAACAAACACAAGATTTCAAGAGCTGTGACAAGATACTGCGTTTCTCCTCGCTTGACATAATGCTTTCCTGCTTTTGCTCTTGTCTTTTTGCCTACAATTCCGTCCTCTGCAATGGTATAACCATAATCCGCATTCATAGCTCTTTGCACGACACGTACAGCCATTCTTTTTGTGTTTCTCCCAACAATCCCGTCTACAGCAATCTGAATACCTGTAAAATTAATAGCGTGCTGTTGACCTAAAGCAATTAATTCATTTCTTGATTTTGCTTGACTAGTAGGGGGCTGCGGTATAGTAGGCGTAGCACTTGAAGCTCCATAGTCTTTATACACGTGATTCACATCGCATCTTCCATTAATACCGTCAACAGAGCCATTACTGGAATACTGCCATATGTCCACATTATCTACACCTAACACATTCGCGTACCGAGCTATCCATAAATCATATCCCCATGTTTCGCCAATATAATTCTCGAACCATGATTTACTAGCATAGATTCCTGCCTTATAACCGTTCGTCAGCATCGCATCACAAAAACGCTTTGCGTTGTGCTTTGCAACTCCTTGCGTTCCTTTTTCTTCACTGTCGAAAAATACAGGAAGAGTAGGTGTGTGACCTTGTAACAATCTAAGGCAGTGTCTAATTTCGCCCTCGATTTTTGCTGTTGTTTTTGCGTAGGAATAGAAATATACTCCGTATGGAATTCCTAATCTTTCACATTCACCAACATTTCGAATCCATTGTTTATCATCCTGTGATGCCATATCTTGTCCATATCCGCAACGAATGATAACATAGTCTACAGCGTTTTTTAATCGTTCAAAATCAATAACCCCATTGTGATATGAAATGTCTACTGCTTTTTTTACTGCCATGTTTAATCCTCCCTTTTTTGTTCAAATGTATCGCATATTCTTTGAAGCGCAAGTGTGTTGTTGTTCAACGCTTCTGTGATATCTGTCATTTCCTGTTTATGCGCTTCATTCAAATTCTCTAGGCGTTCATCATTTTTATCTTCTCGATATTTCACATACCACATAGAAGCTATAGCTACGGCTGTTGGTACGCCTAAAGTGTTAATCATTGTCATGATTTCCTGCATATTACCACCTCCTTTTTTCTATCATAACACAAATAGAACTGCTTGTAAATAAAAAATGTTTCACGTGAAACATTGCCCACGTGAAACATATGTACGTAACAAAATAATCGAATCAAAGGGAACGCAACGCCAAAAAATTGATATCAGACTACTTGTCTATGTGCGCGTATATCAATTACAATGTTCGTATTATTTTGGGTACATTATAATTATAGCATATATAATTTAAACTGTCAATGTTTTACGTGAAACATTAAAACGATATGACATCAAATATCATGTTCTTACATTCTAAATTTTCAAATAAAAGCAATCCTCTGTTGAAATATTCCCGTAGCATCGTGACGATATAATGGGTTGAATTCACTCGTATAGCTGTGTTGTCTATGACATCATTTTTTGTAAAGCATATACGTATCGGAAAACTTTCATCTGCCCCTGTTGATATATATATACAAGCATCATATCTTCTTGCATTGTACATTTTTTCATTAAACCTAATTGTACAAATATAACGCGATTGTCCGCTAGGTTTACCGATTAAACAATCGTTGTCGTTTAGATATTTATTTTCGCTCGCGTATTCATTATAACTAGCACCTTGAAACGCTCGCGCAATACCACTTTCCTGATAAGCTGTAGACGCATTTTCATTATACGTCCGCTCAAATACCCAACCGTCACCTCGTAAAAATTTAGTGTTGTATTTTAACATTTTGTTAATCCCAAACACATTATAATAAGGGTTTAATAGTGACACAGTATTTGAAGCCATATATAGCATAACTCTTCTATGTTGCTTTCCGTGTCCTGCACTAATAGTTGTAAGCAACGATAAAAGTTTATTCACCTCATTTGATAAATATACATTATCCTCGTCTTGATATTCATCAAAAAATACAGAACGGACATTCACAAATAACCCACGCATTTTTTTATATTTTCTAGCAACAGACAAAGCTAAACAATAACCGCATGGCTCTTCATTCAAAAATAATTGAATCAAAGAACCGTTCATCAAACTTTTTTCAGTCATAACATAACCCTCGAATTTTTCAGATATATCGCCAAAATATGTGTCTGTACAGTTTTTCATATCAACAACGTTCCTATATAAATAAATAAATTGATTTTCGGGTCTATATTTATCTTTTAAAAAATCAGATACCTGTCTACACTTAATAGAATAACTTTTACCTGCCGTTCTATTGCCGTCCACAATATAAATATCGGGTGTATTCCCGTTTTTATCTTTTAAAGTCAACAATCTATCGCAATGATAATAACCATCATTTTTCATTTTTAACACCTCCTAATGTTTCACGTGAAACATTTATTTTATAAAAGAGGTGGCATATAGCCACCCCTCTAGAAGAAGAGAATTAAAATGGTATTCCCACGGCATCATTTTATAAATTTGACACGTCTAAAATGCAATTAATATAATCACGCCCTGCTTTTGTCTTTCCGCTAATTTTAACAATAGAAAACTTCTCACCCTCCATTACATTTTCAATATCTTTCAAAGACTGTTTAAAGGTTGCAGACTGTCCGGAGTATACTTTCTTGTCCGGTGTAATAATAGATACAATCTCCTGCACATCTCCGTTATCTTTGATATCATCAAAAATAATATATCCGTCTATCGGAATAGATTTTCCGTCCGCGATATTTTTTAACGGCTCAATGTCCGGCGCTGTAGTCATAAGATACTTCTCAACCTTTGTGAATTCTCTGCTCATTTCTTTAACTTCTACCATAATAGTCTACCTCCTGTTTTTCCTGCTAATCTTCCTTTTTCATTTCCTGTAATTCTGCTTCGGTAACGATTTTCTCGCTCTTAACATCTGAATTTAATAAGAACTGTTCATCAGTCATAACGCGTTTCTCTAATTTGAATTTAATATCCAAAATGGAAACAATATCGCCTTTGTACTGCTTTTCAATCAAGATTTCTGCTTTGTCTCTTGTCTTGCAATTTGGCAATTTTTCGTCAAAGCAATCTTTCTTGATTTCTCCCGTGTCCTTGTCTTTGTAGATTCTTTCTACTGAAACCTCTGCCGTTACTAATGTTCTTGTAAACATCTTTTTTCCTCCTTTTTTCTGCTTTCTGTGAGTGTGAATGTAATGTAATATGTTTTATTTATTACATTATTATAATAACACAACAACTATATATAGTCAAGTATTATATCATAATTTTTTTATCTTTTTGCTGATGAATGTTAAAGTCTTTATTCCTTAACACAATACCTCCCCTCACGCGCTCTGCTTTCAAATTACAGGTTTCCATGCTAAGCCCTGTCGATAATTCAGAGATGTCTTTTCCCTCTTCTATAAATTTTCGTTTCGCTTGATTACTCATGCCACAAGCTTTAATGTCAAGGTAAGGGTCGCAAGGCTCATGATTCTCTTCAACTATATGTTCTGCATAAGTTTTTTGTCGTTCATAATACGCGAAATCAAATGTACTCTCACATTTCCAACAGCAAAAATTCGTTTGATGTTCTACGACCTTATTCGCCTTATCAAGACCTATCAAATGTATAGAATCCGTATCAGCATAGCAAAACCTATCATAATTCGCCATAGCGTGACGAATTGTAAAGTTCATAGCGTAAGAAGTAATAGCACTACCAATCGGGATATACCCCACTTTCTTCTCATGTTCCTCATGCAAGATAAATCTGATAATCCCATCTTCATCAAGATAAGGCTCTTTATAGGAAGAGTTATCCGACATGGCAAATTTGCCGTAAAGATTATTCAAAAAGAGTTTAGCTTTCTGTCTCTTAAAACCTTTTGACGTTCTCTTTTCTTCTCCATATTTATCTATATATTCATCAAAAAAACCCTCTCTAGCATAGAACCACACATAATCGTAGATAACCAAATCGTAGATATCATAAGTTTCTTGGAATAACTTCCAGTCAGTACAAGTCATAGTAAGAGTAATATTAGTATCATGCATCTGACCCTCAATATCGCGATAATATCTATAATATTCGCCTTTGTATCTAACGTTAGAACTATATAAATTTTCATTCGCTTTATATAATGCACTATGTCTAATATGTACCCATGGAAAAGCGCCTCGTTTTAACTGAAAACGGCAGTTAAATCGAATAAAAAAATATTTATTAGTAGAGCTTATAAGTTCATCGGGTGGTGTTCCTCTATGATATTCCCCATGACCAAACGGATATTTGTTACCACTAATGCTGTGCATCATGGACGGATAAAGAGAGTTTACATCATATACTAACCCGTCACCCACTACCGTATGGGCGTATTGAGGGTTCACATAGCACCACCCACCGTGATATGATTTATGTATATAGTCCCACTGATTCCATACGCCTGTCATAGATTCGTCCAAGTAATCCTCTCTGATATCGGGAAACAACTTATCATATTGTTTACCATCATAAAATCCTTTAAATTCTAATAGACAACATGACCCTATCGTTAGTTTATCGTGTTTTTCATTAAACATCATTTCTAACGCTTCTTTTAACACTAGCACGTCATTTTTAATATATTTCTTCTCGCTTTCTGATATCTCACAATAAGCATATCTCTCGCCCTCATAATCCATATCTAATTTTTGATGCCTTGTCCCAAATGATTTTCCGATATTTTTTAATGACGACGGCATAAGCTTTAAAGAATTTCGAATTTCTAAAAAGGTCTTATTCCATTTTAACTTAATCCAATACCATGACCCCATATCAGATATGCAAGTTTGGAACTCCTTTGACTTCATTTCTTTGTCTTTGCAATGTACCCATTGCCACCCCTCTCTCAAAAGAAAATCAACTATAAAAGAACCATCAAAAGCGAGATTATGAAAGTATAATATATTATTTCCTTTCATTGCCAAAAATCTATTTAAAAAATCTCTGATAGAATGTGTTATTGTTACGGTTTCGGTTTCGTCGTATAAAGCCACGTCAGCACCACTCCATACCTCTGTACAATCTTGTTTTTTACCTTTTTCTTGCTCTACTTTTTCACCCCAAACAGTTGTCTCAAAATCACAAGCCCAAAAGGTTATATTCTTTTTTCGTGGCATTATACTCACCTCTTTTTATTCTTTTTCAATAACAAGGTCTTGTTCTTGTAAAAATTCTTGAAAATCTTCTGTTGTGATAAGAACGCCCATTCTACGCAAAATATTCCAAAACACAGCGTCAACCGTTGCTTTGTCCATATATGGCTCTGTTGGAAATGTTTCGGGTTCTTTTGCATATGTATAAGCAAATACCGCTCTTTCTTTATCTGACGCATTAGCCAGTAAAGCGTCTGTTTTTTCTCTAAGATAACTCGCTGTTTTTGGGGCAAAACTTTCTAATGAATCATACCATGAATCTATAATTGCTTCATAATCTAGTACAGTTGTTGCTTCAATAACTATTACACCTGTCCTTTGTAGCTTTTTCAATTCTTCTACCGTGGTATAACCTTGTACTCTAGCGTATTCTTGTTCTTGTGGCGTCAACTTAATGAAAACCCTATTTCTTTCAAGCGCGTGCTTACGTCCGTACTCATTAGCTTCTATTTTTTCACCAGTAAGCATATCAACAACTGCCGCTTTCTCACGTATTTTTTTAGCTGTCTGCTCTTTTAATACTCTAATAGAAGCTTCAGTAGGGTTTTTAACACGTTTAATTATTTTTACTTGCACCCCTTGCTTTTGCTGATTTCTAACACGAGCAAGATAATTAGTATACTCTTTAGAGTATAGATTTTGTATAATTTGCTTCTTTGTTTGTTTCTTTTTTATACTCTTATTTACCATTCTTATTCTCCTCTCTCAACTTTTCTTAATAATAACCCGTGTGGAACACGTGTATATTCGATACTGTCCCCCGGGTGAATATCTAAATCGCGTATTGCTTCTTTTGGTATCATGACACGAGCGGTGTAACCGCCCGTACCTCCTTTCGTAAACATCACTTTGTAGCGTAATAATTGGTTTGTTAATTTTGCCATGATTTTCCTCCTTATAAAATATTAAATACTTTCCAAGTGAACTCTGAAAAGTGCTCTGCTATAAATGATACATAAGATAAGAAAAGATATAGTAAAAATGTTGTCATGACAATGACAGATAAGATGGCTAATAAATAGGATATTTTTTCTGATTTAGTGTATGGCTCTTTTTCTTCTACAAGATTGTGTCTTTTTATCCATTCTATTTCACTTTCATGTAATGTTTCACGTGAAACATTTAAGTCGCCTAATTTATTGGGGGTAACTACTGTATTTTCATTAACTAAATGAGTTTCGCTATGCCCATCAAAACCTGTATACACATTTTCATGTGTTTCTAAATTTTCAACCCAATATGGAGAATCTACAAACAAGGCTATGTAGTTATTTAGTGAGTTTTCAGTGTAGAAGTCATGAAGTTCTACACCAAAATCTGTGATGTTATGAAGTCTATATTTAATCATTTATTTTTTCCCTCCTCTGTTGAATCATATTATTGCCTGTATGCTATTCTATAGTGTCTTGTATTCCATATGTTATCTATACAGGCAAGTAATACAGTGTGCTTAGAATTATGACGTGACTGTAGCAATCCTATAACTCTACCATATTGTATGTGATAAGCGTCTCGTGCATAATCATACACTCCTGATAATACCTCCTCAAAAAAGCTAATTATTTCAATATCGTTAATAGCACTGCACAAAAAATCGTCACCATTGATATAGTAACAATAAAAACTATTATATACTGATGCAATAACAGTAGTATCTTTAGCCGCAAATCTACAAGCTATTCTTGATAATGACTCACCCGATAAAATCTCTTCACTTCTAACTATCGCACCTGCATTAGAATCAATCACACGGATTCTAACATTTCGTCTTTCTTCATTAAGCATTTTTTATTCCTCCTTATTATATATTATATGCGCTCTAAAGTAAATTTTTTCAACACTAAATCTATAGTTGCCATGTATTGATGTTCTTTTATATAATATGTTCTATAAATATATCTTCCAATGGTTCTCAACATATATTCTATAGCTCTACCTATGTTATCGTTTCCACCTTGTTCTAAAATTTTTGACATTCGTAACTGTAAATCACTATTTACCCTTAATACCATTCCTATTACATAATCGTCTTTATTTATTAGCCTTTCAACTTCTTTCGCCTGCTTATAAAAGTTATATGAACCCTGCCCAAAAGTTTCATCCCATACAATCTTACTACTTAACTTCATTTTTTATTCCTCCTTATTTTATGCGTTATCTTTGTTTCTATAATTATAATACCACACACACACCCGATTATTTGTCAAGTATTTTTTCATGCTTTTTTAAACAAATGGGGGTCGTGGTCTCATTGGGAATAACGTAAGCC